GTCCATCGAGTTCCCAGACGCCCAAAGTTCTAATCCAGTCCATCGCATGATCGTATCAATGTCTGGTATACCAAAATCGGTCGCTGTAAATTCTTTCGTTTCCCAAAGAGAATCAATAGCGTTCGTCCCGTCCAGTGTTGCCCCTGATTCTCGTTTATACGTCTCCCCATCCGAGTTACCGAAGACAACTACCTTATTCAACGATAAGGCATCGTTAGAATCCCATCGTTTTATTTGGCTATCCCATGTTCCAATAGCCGAATCCCAAGTAACTGATGTCGTATTTAGATAGAGAGAAATTGCCGTATTGTTGGGACGATCATCTCTATAGACCTCGCGTGTTCTCCAATTATATTTGTAGATGGTTGACGGATCTGTGTCGGACCCAATCGGGACGGCAAGCCAATACTCGTCAAGCTCATTCACATAAACCGCGTTCGATCTCCCCACAAGTGCCGGGTTGATTGATTCCCTAAGTTCATCTTGAATTGGAGAGTCGATCAATGGAGCGGTGATTCCATTAAACAGATGAATCCCATCTCTTCCTAAAAATATCTGCTCGCCACTTGGGATATTGGCGATTGTCGCTTCCGCTACACATCCCGCACCTGTTGATTTTCGATCAAAACGAAATACATCGCTTGTCGTTACCAACTGACCCAAATAAATAGATGTCCCTTTATGGACAGTTAAGAAATTACCGAATAGCCCAAACCCTGTAATATCGTCAGGATCTTCTAAGAGATTCGTACTCCCAGCGTCGTCACCTACCCAAGTCTCCGGGTCTCCCGTATCGGACCACTGAACTCTGCTGTAATAGTTATTCCCACCGTCAGTGATATTGCCCAAAACAAGGTAAGGGCCAAACGCAATGACAAATTTTGCTTTAGGAGGTGTTCCACCTAGATCGGCATCACTCCCAGTGATTCCAACCTTACGGATAGCATCAATCCCGTTACTAAAGACCGCATGCTTTTCTCCAGAAATCAGAGGGTACCCAACACTCACATAATCATCAGAAGACCCGGTTAGAGGACTGTTCGCTATATCGCTCCATACACTCGTCGGCTTATCTAGCTCTTCCACCTTAGTTAAACCAACCCTAATAAGCCGTGTCTCACTCCCTACTTGCAATTCAAATAATCTCATGACGCGCTCGCCAAGAGAAGATCCGAGTAACCCACTTCCTGACCGCTTCCTTATAATGTTGCGATTAAATTCCATGTTACGAATGTTATATGCCGATCGCTCGTCAACGTATTCGGCAGGTCTGTCAACAACCAAACCCTTAGACGGTAATGGTATGTTAAGTTTGATCGGCATTAGTAATTAGTGGTCGGCATATGCCAGACCGCCCTCGTGTTTATTGTTTCCCGTGAAACAAATTGGGACATTTCAATATCATACTTATGTGCGTATCGCGCTCCCTTGTCAAAATCTTCCATGGTTTCATACAAGCGCGAAAGAGTCCCAAATTTAAGGCACTCTCTTGCATTATCGCTAAACAAGACTTCTACTGTCGTGGATTCAATAGCGTCAGTAATGAACTTTGAATAATCTAATTGGTAAACATAATCAGTCCTATCAGGGACGGGGCCTAAAAGGATCTGCTTAGCAAAAATAGCGTAATGCGTCGGCTGTCCAGTAATGGGGTCGTTTCCGTCTGGATCAGGGAATTTTTCGTTAAATTCCTGTTTTGATAGTTTCGTCATCGTCCAAGACGTGTCTCCATCAGAAAACCGAACATCTCCAATCAGCCTCCCAAAATTCGGTGGAAGATCTAGTTTGTAATCGCCAAGCGAAGTTATCCCTGCCGCTGTATACGCCTCCACCTTCGCATCTTCAAATCCAAACCGTTCCGCCATGTCCATGATCGTGTCGGTAATAGCGTCATACACTTCTTGACTTTTGTCAGTCCTTTTGAATGTCCTTAGAACGTAATCGTAAAATTCTGTTCCGCTCATTTTGTCCATTGCGTCCCCTTATCCTTGGGTTAAAATTTCAATTAATTGATCGTCCGCCCCATTCGCCGTAAACCGTAACATTACCTTGTCGCCGTTCATGTCACTAGCGGAAAGATTAATTCTGTAAACCCCGTCCCCAATTTCGGCAACCGTGTTTGTGCATGGGGAGAACGGATTCCCATCAATGGCACGTTGTGACGCAACTGATAATCCAGACTTTGGAGATTTCGTCGAACTGTCGAACATTGGGAACATGAAATTACTGTAACCTACGTTTTTGACTGGACGCAAAGTCCCAACACTAACCACTGATCCAACGACATTCCCCACCAAGTCTCCTACAAAATCATTCCTCCCTCCATTATTCGATCCATTTGCGACAATTCCATTTGGACCAATGGCAAAGATTCCATTCCCACTTGCCCCACCAACGCAAAGCAATCCATTGCCAGTACTCACCAAAAAGGTGTCACCGGAAACAGCGGCAATCCCCGTTCCAGAAGTTCCATCTGAACTTCCACCTTTGGCTAGTATCCCGGCGGAGTTTTTGGTAGATCCATGTGCATAAATCCCGTTACCGTCACCTCCGGTAGATTCTGCAACGATCGCATTCCCGTTATCATTAATTACATTTAACTTTTTTAGGTTGAGTGTAGCGTTATTCCCTATAGTCAATTCACCGTCAATTTGTGTTATGTTAGATGGGATTGCCCCCGTTGCGCTTAATATCCCAAGCCCGTTCGTAGATCCAGGAGACGCTGTGGGTAATTGTTCAAAAGTAACATCCTTTGGCATGATTGAAATATTGGCGGTTGAACTTTTACCAGCCAATGTCCCACTATTGCAAGTACATTCATCCGTCGTAAGGGTTATCTTATAGATCCCAGGAGCATTTGTAGCATCTATCTCCGTTGCCGTATTCGTAGGGGCCGAAGACGTACCATCCTTAATCCATCTTAGCGTATGGTTCGCAACGTCTCCTGTTTTACCGACGTTATTAACCGTATCCCAAGCTACATATGTAACAACGATTGACTGCCCTTTGGATGCCATTAGATCGACCCCCTAATAAATAATTTCCACGGAACTCTTACCGTCCCCGGCAATGGAACGCCTGGAATACCTGCATAACGTGTCCCAATATTGGCACGATCTGTCGAATTTGATAACGACCCATCTGGATTAGGATATACGCGTCCTATTGTAAAAATTTTGAGAATAGACGCTCTTTTATTCCGCGTATCAATAGCCATTAGGCAAATTTATTCCTTGTGAATGTCGTCCCATCATCAGAAACCGTAGAGGTTGAAATTGTTCCACTGTCTCCGTCATTCCTAAGAGTTTGTGTCGTCGAAGTCTGTGTTATTTTATTTCGTGAGATAGCTTGAATCCACCCGATCTTGTCTTTAAGGCTCGCCGTTGCACTCGGAACACCGCTCGGCTCAGCGTATGTATCTGTCACCAGAGCGTCAACAACTTCCGCATTTACATCAGATTTTGCCGTAGCACCAAGGGCCGCAACACTCGCAACGGCTTGGGTCGTGCTAATTGTCGTCCCAGATAGGCCAACGCTAGTCGTAGGGCTCCCAACGTTTGCCCAATCAATCCCAGCTTCACCAGTGGCCGTCACATCTAATGTCCGTCCTGCTACAGTCGGTTGTAATGGAGTCATACCCGTCGCATATGAATCAACAATAGCCTTTACCTCGTTGCTCCCATTGACGGTAGGTAATCCACCGTTACCGCCAGCAACTACGTTCGGGAGAGCCGTTAGGCCAAGACGAACACTATCAAATGGGTCATACGCCACAATCGTGTAGGACGTGTCCGTGGGATCTGCTCCTGTCCCTGTAGCGTGAATCCACAGTTCCCCCACGGTGTTAGAGTCTGTCGTGTTTCCAGCAATCTTATAGAGTCCAAGCCCAATTTCGCTCACAGCACCGGACACCCCCGCGAAACTTCCGCCATTTTTTGAAATCGTTACCGTAGGTGAAAGTCCAGTCTTTCCAGTCACATGGTCAGTCGAATCAACCATCAAAAAAATCAGCGGGTACGTAGCGTCAGACTGTTTGCGAAGTTTATTCATTTTGTGGCACTCCTTGACCCAATGCGTGTCCCCATGGAAGAAAATGTCCGCCTATGGGCAATGGAAGCAATCGTATAATTAACAACCAATTTCGGACGATATGTCACGTATGTCGATTCATCAGATGAATAAACAGTTCCAGTATGTAATGGCGCATTCGTGAAAACAACCATCCCATAATTAGAATTTGCACCGCCGAACCATGTCGTTACAACACTAGGGGTCAAATTAAACTGATTATTCGTTAGCCAAGAATCATTCATTACGGAAGACCCAATAGAAGTAGCGTTATAATCCGTTCCAGAAGTCGAACATCCAGAAGATCCAGCCCAAGCGGTCGCACCATCTATCGTGTTCCAAGTCGCTGATTCATCCCATGCACTATTGGCAGATAAAATAGGATAGGCTGTCCATGTATCACCAGTCATTGTGCTTGTCGCATAACTATAGAGAGACATTGTTGCCGATGTACAAATCGCACTAGACGATATGTCTGAAATGTCAAATTTAATTAGAATCCTTGTGTTGACGTTTAAAAATAAGAGCGCATCTGATCCGTGGTCCGTTTCATCACCATCGGTGATATTAACATCAATTCCCGCAGTCCCAGGTTGATATGATGCCGTCGTCATCGTTCACTCCATACGTTTGACCCAGATGTCCGTTCTTGCCAAACGTCTGGACCACCATATGATCCACCATATCCTTGAAATCTAGGAGACCAATGAATCAACCCATCGATATAGATAATTGAAAAACTTGCTCTTCCACCGCCAATCGTCGTCCTAACGGTAGCGGGAGATCTATCGTCCCATACAAGTGGAGCATCGTTTCCGCGATTCTGCCAGACCGTCATAAAAAATAGAGGGCCTTCCACCCTCTCGCTACATTCTCCCTGTAGTCAAGCATTTTCAATTCCTAGCGACCGATAACCAACAATTTCCCAGCCGCTCCGGTCCAGTCCGTCGCCGCCGTACCAGAAGCATTGATAGTGACCACAGTAATAACAAGTCCGCTAAACGTGGCGAAGATGTTAGCAAGGGCCGCATCATAACCAGCAGTCAACCGAGGAATAACGGCAAGAATCTCCGTAATCCCGTGGGTCGCCGCAGTCAGCGTAACCGTATCAGAGGCTGACGCAGGAGTGATGTCAAGAGACAACAATTTATAGTCTCCAGCAAACTCCGTTGAACCAATCAAACTACCAGAAATAGCACCCATTGTGTTTCTCCTTTATCTTAAGATTAGAGAGCCGCGGCAGTATCGACTGCAACAACGCCGTATTCAAGGCTATTGAACATAGCTTTTTGAATACCACCCATCCACGTCGCCGCAACTCCGTCTTTGTTTTCGTAGTCAAACGTCTTGACCACAAGAGCGTTAGGATTAGAGGCTTCGGCCATAAGAACCGCAGACTGTCCACAGAGCAAGTTTCGGGCAGTATCAACGGCATAATCGGTACCCGTTGCGACGCCACGGAACGAATTACCAGCAACGCTCACGTCAAGCCAAGGCACAAACTCGTTCTCAAGGAGCAACACATTGGACCAATAGCCAAGCGCACCACGGAACACAGGATTTTTCTCACCACGATCCCGCGCGTTCTGCTGGGCAGTCTTCCAGTCAGAAGAGGTTCGGATGTCTCGCGCACTTAATGGGTGAATATACATCACGAAGAAAGATTCGCCACCACTTTGGATTTTTTGGATTTTGGGGTTAGCCAACGTCGCAATAGTCGCCGCACGGGTCACCAGATCAAGAGTCAGAATGTCTCCGGCTCCCATGTTGGCCGCACCAGTCGATTTCGCGTTGAGGTATCGAGACCCAATCCCAGCCGCCGTAACAGCGTCAGGAATGAAATCAGGAGTATTCGACCAAGCCGCTCGCCCACCAACCACGACCCCATTCGTGTCAACCAATGAAGTGTTCGTCACGCCACCCAATTTAAGCATGATCTGTCGGCAGATGAACTCTTTCATCCACATCGTCAGATTCGCACGGGCCGCTTTGGTTTGGTCATACACGGTCTTCTGTGCATCCAATTTTCCAGTTAGCCGAACAGCGTTCCGAATTTGGTCAATAACAACCTGTTCGGAATACGACTGCATACTCTCTTCGTTTCCTTCCAACTCACTGTCACCAGTAACACCATTCCCAGCCAACCGGGCAACCAATCCAAAAGTTTCAGTGTCACCTTTGTTTTTCTTAAGGTTATCCGAAACGTTCACTACATTGTTTTGGCCAGACCCCATAAACTGCATCGCATTCGTAACTTCTCGTTGAACATCAGCAAGTAATTCTTTAGACCACAACTCTTGACGCAAGGCATCAATAGACACCGAGTTCATTGTGAGACTCCTTTAAGGTTTTATCCTCGAAGGAGCTTTTCATACCTCGCTGGGTACTTTTCTCTAAAGGCATACCTTTGAGTGGCGGTCATTCGATTCAAATCAGCTAGATCAACTTCATCAGCCGACACCGTTCGTTTTCCGCCGTTACCCGAAACAGAAGCACTCGAAGCCCTTCTGAGGTTACTTTCTTCTAATCGCTTCATCTGTTCCGGGGTTAGGCCCCCGTTATCCTTTCCTGCGGGCGTTTCTTGTTTCCCGTCGGTGTCGGCTCTCTTGCCGTAATTGGGATGCAACTGTCCCAACTCATACGCCATTATCGCTGGGTTATATTCGTCTGTTCCATACTTATCAGCTTCACCAGCGGCAATGACAAATTGTTTAATCAAGGCCGTTGCTTTTATCCTCTTCACTCTATCGTCAATAAGGTTGACGTTCGCCATAACTTCTTGTGCCAATTTAATTGAATCATCAAAATCAGGTATCATCTCTCGCGCCGATTCAGAATGCATCTCGTTGGCTTGTGAAATAATCGCCGCTCGTTCATTTAACTGCTTTTCACGATTCTGTCGTTCTTCCATTTCCCGCTGTTGCATCTCTTTCCATGTCTTAAGAGTCAAAGGCTTTTCTTCTGGATCAACTTCAAATATGTTCTCTTCACTCTTCGATCGTTCTTTACCGATCTCGTTGATCTTTGCTTCAAGAGCCAGACGCTCCGCCTTCTCTTTAGCAAGTTCCATTTGGAACTTCTGCCTTTGCAACCGCTCATTCTTCATCCGGTGGTAAAGACCACGGGTCGAATTTCCCTTCGGCAAAACTTCGTTTAGAAGTTTCTCCTGGTCAGGAGTTAAATCATATTCAGGAACCCCGTCAAATTTAGGTTCCTTTTGTGTCGCCTCTTCTTTCTTTTGTTCAGGTTCAACAACTTTCTTTTCCTCTTTTTGATCTTTCTTGACTTCTTCTTTCTTTTCTTCCTGTTTTAGCATCCCGTGCTTTTCAGCTAACTCCACTTCTGCCCTACTCCAACCCGCCTCTTTTACATCCTTCTCCGACGGAGATTCAGGAGTAACAACTTCCGCCTCCTGTATCGGTATGTCAATCAATTCTTTTTGTTCACCCATTTTATTTTCTCCTCGTGTTTTGCACGTTAGCGCATCGGGTTGATATACATGCCTTTCCCGTCGTTCCCTGCTCGGTATAGAATCTTTTGAGCGTCTGCTTCTCCAACAATAATATATCCGTCAGGAGCTTCAAAAAATCGTTGTCCAGGCGATAGCGGATGCTCCAATACCTTCCTCGATTCCTCAATCGCTATTTCATGGGCCGTCTTCTTTTTAACAGACTCTTGCTTAACTTCAACAACCTTGACAGGTTCAATAGGAACTTTGACGTCCTCTTTGATAGGCTCTTCAATAGCCACTTGGGGACCCACTTCAACCAATCCATCATTGTCATTCACATTGGCCGAAATCACCTCTTCGTCTCCCTGTCGCGTCTTATTCTTACTCCCTAACGGTCTACCCATTTTGTAAGTCTCCTTGTGGTCCCGCTACCGGAACGGCCATCTGTTGCTGTTGTTGGGCCATCCGCGCGTTTTTAATTGCTTCCGAAATCTTAGTCTTCGTGGACTGTGGTAACTGAGATTCCTCAATCAACAACTCGGGAGGAATGACCCCGGGGAACGCCTGGGCAATCTCTTTCAACTCCATCGCATTCGCCATGCGCAATGTTTCGCTAGATACCGCCTCTCCAACATTCACATCATACGTTCCAAGTTCACCGCTCAACACTTCCGCTATTGCTACTTCCGCCATCTCTTTATCATATTCCATCTGTTGACCGTCTTCCCCAATCATAGGCTCTTGTTGTCCCGTGTCAGGATTCATCAGCATCAACGGCGGGAAGTTCTTCTTTAAGAACGCATCGCCCAATATCTTCTTAGCCGTCTCAGTGTCAAAGATCCTGCCCAACTGTGACAGGATGAACTTTCCGCAATTGACCCTCGTCCGGCTCAAATTGTCATAAAGCTCCTGGACCATCAACAACCCTTGTTTCTGTCTCAACGCAATCGCGCGTCCAGAATCTGTCCCGCCCTGTTGCGCCGCCAACAAGTCCGCGTTGATCCCCAACGCCCCACGAATAGAATCTACCGCTTGTTCAGCCATCGTCATATGCGCGTTTGACAACGGGGCCGGAGTAATCCGTTCAGGCTTTCCAATCTGCGGGTTATATTCTAGGTTCACCCCAGGCGTAGATCCGAAATTCCTTACCTCTTCAGGATTTACCCATACGTCCTTCGGAGCAAGCCACCCAGAGTTTGCCGAACTGTTCAAATGTCTATGCGTCAAAACTAACGATCTATTATGTCTCTGTTGCCCATCTTTCGCAGAATATGCCAACCCTTGAACCAAATAGTGTCTATCATCTCCCTTGATTGGCGCGGAACTGAACCGGGCATAATACGGCATAATAGGGTAACTCTTCCATTTAGGGAAAAACCATGCCCTTTCGTCAGCCAATGGCTCTTCCATGCCTGGAACATGCGCAAAGACCCATATTTCAGGCGTCATCTTTGCCTTAATGAAATATCTATCAGGGTCCCCGTCAGGAGGAGGCAACGGATCTTCAACTTGTTGGCCTTGCATCCGGGCCATATCGTTCTGCTGTTTCTTAATCGCGTAGGCTTGCTCATTTTGGATCAACGTGTCTTGGTACCCAATAATGAACTGTTTCGCCGTTTCTTCATCCTTTGCCTGTTTAATTACACCTGTTTTCTTATCACAAATATAATATTGTTTGACGAATTTCCTATAATACCGCTCAACCAAATCGACCAAGTCATCGTCATCATTTTCTACCGTATCATCATCGCTTCCATCTTGCCCGGCCATAGGATAATCACGAGCCTGGACGCTCTTTTCTTCTCCATTAGTAACCAATCCCAAATCAAGAACCCCGTTAACTATCTGGTCAATCTCTTCCTCTTTCTCAGGGTACAACGTCTTAAGATCATCTTTATTAATTCCATACGTGATCTTATAGAGGTATTTAGCGTCCGAATAGTCATATTCCCTAGACGACGGATCCGGTATCACCTGTTTCGCGTCTAACTTCTTCCAGCAAGGGCGACTATTGATAAAATTGATGCTCTCGTCTAGGTATAGCTCCAAATGCGCTTCCCCGCACGTAATCCCGTCCTTAAACTGCTCACTCGACTTATCAGAAAACTTTGACATCGTAATAGACTTCTTGAACAATGCGCTTGCTATTTCCGCCTTTAATCCGTCCTCTTCACCCTCAGGAAACGCCTTAAAATCAGATCTATTCTGTCTTTCTAGTCCTGTCAATAGGTAGATGTTCGGAGCAATTCGATTATCCGTAATCGGCTTTATCTTTGCCTTCTCCAACTCCGTCATCTCTTCATCAGTCCACTGTTTACCTAAAGCAAAAAGGAAATCATCATATTGTCTTTTCAATAGCTTGCTCTTGAACCGATAAGCGTCCCGTAGATCGTTCAGAGATTTATCTGTAGTCAATTCTTTTTCTTTCTTCTTAGCCATTGCCATTCATCCCCTGGGGAACTATCAATTTAGGCTTTTTACTTTCCGCGACCAGCTTCTTTACCATCTCTTCCCGGTTCGCCTTGATCTCATTGTATAGCTCTTGATGCTTAGCGTCTACAAGTTCTTTTAAGCCCTTAGATCCGAAAAAGAGCATTAACCTGTCCAGGAAACTTAGATCGCTCAAAACATGCTCCAAGGCCCTTTGACGCGATTCTAGGAACTCGAACTGCGACATCGCCAAATCTAGGCGTTTCCTGTTGTTCGATATCTGCGCTTTTATCTCGGTTTCTCTAAGCATATATTACCCCAATATCCCAGCGTAGGCCGGGGGTCCGTTACTCTTCCTGGTATACGATAACGAATACCTGTCCGGCTTAGCTTCCGGTGACTTATAGTCAAGCTCAATAGCTTGGGCCATTGTACGAAATGCGTCCGAGTTATGAACAACCGCCCCATTCTTCAAACTAAAACAATGTCCATCAGGTACAGTCAAATCCCATACGTCAGCATTTTCTGTTAGTGTCACGACGTTTTCTATAATCCTTAGCTTTGCAAATTTCGGAGCAATACTTTTGATTGATCTTCCCTTGTCTAACCAACGCCATAATGAGCTTGCCACAAAACACACAAGGTTTTTCAACTCTCTTCCATTTTGTCCATGCCTTTTGACGTTTCGCATGCCGTCTGTGCCAAAGTCTCCCAGCATCAGACTTGTGCCAAGTGGTGGCCGCGTCTCTGGCTTTATCATTGAACTTTGAAAATATCCCGCGCTTATGTCTGTCTGCCATTTCTTCGCTAAGGTGGATACTCTCAGGGATACATTCGAGATTTTCAATGGAATTGTTGTTAATGTCCATGGCGGTG